CTAAGAAGAACAAGTCCTGAATATTTTTTTCACTTTGAGTTGTATAACTCGGCTCGCTCGGGTTGTCGTAAAATTTAATAGTACTGCCACTAAGCAGTGCTATAGTTGTGCTGTTGTTTAGTGTAACAGTTGTTGCATTTTTAGCAATAACTTTGGTATCTGCAGGAATGCCTGTCCCAGACACATAATAATTTAATTCGATATTTGATGTACTAGCAAAAGAAAGAACAACACCTGCAGAACCTTGTGTCGCATTAGTTACTTTTACTGTGTTCTGTTCCTGAGTACCAAGGTATTTGTGTACGTTTACCCCAGTGCCACCGACAGTGAATTCTTCGCCGATAACACGATCCATAAACTTGTAATCGTTTGAGTGTCTTCCGTCTTTCCAGAGTGATAACCGTGGCACAATAAAATCCTATAATATCTAGTATTTAGCGGTATTTAGAACCTGGTGTAAGTTGTTGATTCTAATAGGTGCTTGACATATATACTCAATGAGCGTATAATAGTACTTTGTTAGATAATTAAGGAGCGTATAATATGGCAATTAATACTAAAGCGAAAGCTAAAATGCAAAAACTAGCAGACGAAAAAGGTACTGGGCCCGAGCCAGTGTGGGATACCGAACGTGCATTAAAAATGGACGAAGCTGAATTTGACCACCACATGCGACAAAGTTTTAATTACTACAACTATCATTATTCGCCAAAGGATCTTAAAAAGTATTTGGTATCATGGATGCAGGACAGTGGTTACAAAAAAGAAGATGTAAGCAACTTTGTACGAAGTTCAGACCGTAGCTTGTCATTGACAGCATGCAGTTTGGTTAAGGCACACAAACAAGGCATGCCGCTGAAAGAGCCACATGTTAAATATCTTAGGGAAACTATCGAACACGTGACCAAACTTGTTGACCCTATCGAAATTCAGGAAGAAGGCAGTAAGAAGGTAACTGCACCAAGCCAAGTAAAAACCATCCAAGACAGGTTGCAGGAAAAGACTAACGAGCACCTTGCACACTTTGATGGGCTGGTCGACGACTTGATTGTAGGCAAGAAGATTGATCCCAAAGCATTTGAATATTTCAAAGCCAGCAATGTACCACAAGCACAATTGAGCCGGTATACAGAATGGGCCGAGCAGTATGTTGGCGAACTTAAAGAAGCACAACTAGGTACTGACGAAGATTTAACAGAAGCATATAGTCATTACAGGGCCGCAGACTTCAGACGCATATTTGGATTCTTTGACAAGTTCCAAGATGCAATAGAACAGTATAGACAAGTTAAGAAGCAAACCAAAAAAGCAAAGGTCAAACGAGCCCCCAATAAGGAAAAATCAGTTAGCAAGATGAAGTACCTAAAAGAGGACAACGTACTTAAACTAGTGTCTATTAATCCTGTTGATATTATAGGCGCACAAGAACTTTGGGTGTATAATGTTAAAACACGTAAGATGTTTAAGTATGTAGCAGACGATACCTTTGGACCCCTAAGCGTTAAAGGAACCAGCATTTTAGGCTACGATACTGTCAAAAGTCAGGGTAAAACGGTCCGCAAACCTGAACAAAAGTTACTAGAGTTTATGAAAGCGGGTAAAGTACAGTTACGTAAGTTTTTAGATGAGATAAAAGCTGTGAGTATACCTGCCAATGGTCGCATTAACAAAGACATACTCCTGCTAAAGGCTTTGTAGCCAATATTAGTAACCTGATAAATACATTATAAGGATAATACTAATATGGCTGAACAAGATCTATCACCAACATTTTTTGCTAACGGAAACCTAAGGACCGATAGCCTCTATGTGCCTGCTACGGGCACCGGGCACGGGCATGTTAAGTATGACCCAGATGGGAACTTCGGTGATGTAACCACAGTACCAGTAGACGGAACAGTACAATTAAAACGTGGTGAAATCACAGATTACATTAGATTGCGTTTAGCAGATGGTATTGTTGATGTCGAACTTGATACAGAACACTACAATTTGGCTATTGACCAAGCCGTAATTAAATATCGCCAGCGAGCTGGCAACAGTCAAGAAGAATCGTATGCGTTCTTAAAACTAAAGCCAGAAACACAAGAATATATTTTGCCTAGTACTGTTATGGATGTACGAGCCGCATACAGACGAGGTATAGGTAGTGTTACAGGTACAACAGCAAGTCAGTTCGAACCGTTTGCTAGTGGTTATCTTAACACGTATATGCTAGTAGCAGGTCGTGTGGGGGGATTATTAAGTTATGAACTGTTTGTTGACTACCAAAAGCAAGCAATGAAAATGTTTGGAGGGTATCTGAATTTTACTTACAACAGGACTACACGTAAGTTAACCCTTATTCGTAAGATACCTTTTCAAGGTACTATCCCTAGAGAAGAAGACATGGAGGATTGTTTACTTCACATATATAACTATAAGCCAGACAGCATGTTGTTAAATGACTACCAGGCTTTTCCGTGGTTACAAGAGTATGCATATAGTTTTGCTAAACGCATACTCGGCGAAGCACGTGAAAAATTTGCTACTATCGCAGGACCACAAGGCGGAACCGTTCTGAACGGTGCTAGTCTTAAAGCAGAAGCAAATGAAGAAATGGCATCTTTAGAGCAACAACTTAGAGATTATATTGATGGTAGTATTCCGATAACTTGGGTAATTGGGTAATGAGAGCAAAAGAATTTATTAAAGAAGATCATTATAAAGGGCACGTGTCTAGTAACTTGAAATACTCTGGAGTACACGCAGTCGAACTTGGCAATGAACACTATTACGATCATTATAGGATTGGATTAGCAATGGCTGGTGCCCCGGATATTAAAACACCCAAAGCTGGCCCCACGAAAGACAATGCACATATATGGATGTATTCTGACGCAGACGAACTAATTGCCAAAACTGCTATGAAACAGCAAGGTATTAAAGGCAAGACTATGGTTCCTAAAGGCAGTAGAGAGCATCCGATTGTTAATAAACTTAGTCCTGTAGCTAAACCTAAAAAGAACAAATACGGCGTTTGATTCTTAACTTAATTGTGTTATAATCTATCTATGATTATAGGAATATGTGGATTCATTGGATCCGGCAAAGACACAGTAGCAAACTACCTAGTAGATGAACACAATTATCAACGTGACAGTTTTGCTGGCGCACTTAACGACGCTGTAGCATCTATCTTTGGTTGGGATAGACAACTGCTCGAAGGTGCAACCCCTGAAGCACGTGAATGGCGAGAACAAGTAGACGCTTGGTGGGCAGAAAGACTAAACATGCCCGAACTTACTCCACGTTGGGTACTGCAATACTGGGGTACAGAAGTTTGTCGTAAAAGTTTCCACAATGATATATGGATTGCTAGTTTAGAACATAGGCTGTTACAGCAAGATAGCGACATAGTCATTAGCGATGTACGTTTCCCAAACGAAGTTGAAGTGATAAAGAAAGCAGGCGGAAAAGTGTGGTGGGTCCAGCGTGGAGCACTGCCAGAATGGTATCCGCAAGGTATGTTAGCCAGTAACGGCTACGAGGATGCAGTTAAACAATTAGAAGAACAAAACGTACACATAAGTGAATGGGCTTGGCTACAAACTGTGTTTGACCTAGTGCTTAACAACAACAGCACTGTAAATCATCTCTACTCTAAGATCAGTAGCCGACTTTAATCAAACTTAATACTTTCTAATTCTAAGATCGAATCGTAACTTATTATTTGTTCTAACAAGTCTATATTCTCAACTTTCCCTACAACCGGGAATCCTATATACGATTTAATTTTTTCAATACCATGTTGATCTACAAATTTAGGATCATGTTGCTGAAACTTTTCTATTAGTTGATCTTCTTCATTGAACTTATCAGTAGACACTGTAATTAAGTTAATACCAGGTTTAGCAACATCATGAAACTTACAAGTCTGGCTTATGTTGGTAAAATCCTTCTCGGTGTATACTTGTAAAGGACCATGTCCAACGTAAGGGTTTTGTAGTCTAAGATCTCCAATATCCAATTTGGACTTAAACTTGTAGTCTTCTAGTGCAAAGCCGCTGTCGTTGTACCATTCTATCTGCATCCAACCTATCCTACTAGGCGTAACATTATCCTGTAATATATGTAAACCGTAATGCAAATCGTGTATAACATGATCCAGATCTGCAGGGATACTGTCAAATCCATCTACTAGCAGTTGTTCTATATCTTTGTGTAATTGTGTTGTGTTTTCAAGGGTAAGCTCGTTAACATCCCAGTTCCAACGGAAGTGATTGTTTGCTTGTTCTGCCAAACTACTTAGGTACTGTCTTGTAAATTTAGGTCGATCTCGATATACAGGAAATGACTGTTGATAATTTGACTTAACTAAACTGTAATACCTTGCACCAACATCGCTGTCATCAATGTTACAGATCAGCTGGTTGAAGTTTTTAAATTTTATTAAGAATTTCATATATCGTCTTTGATGGAACTTTCGACCCAGGAGTTTGTAGTCTGTTGTAGTTCTATCCTACAGTTAGCACATACGCTTCTTAGATTAACCCAATTGTTATTTTTTAAATTACCATCTACATAAAAAACAAACATCTGTTGTTTGTGTTTAGCTTTGAATCCGCATCGTTCGCAAGTTAATTTTTTCTTATAGCCAGCACGTAGCCAGGCGGCAACCTGTTTTCCCCTTTTACCCTGTCGAGCACAACCGGAACACTGTTTTCTATAACGGACTTTGCCTTTAGAATAGTAGTTTATTGCCACTGGATTACCGTGACATGTGGGACATAAAGGACGTTGCATGCTAGTATTTATAAGCAAACCTTTCGAAAGGCATCTAAACGACCTAAAATCTATAGTGTTATTATAAATATAACAAAGTTTCTTAAAAAGGAAAAGAACATGGCATTAGTATCCCCAGGAGTAGAAATTACCGTAACAGACGAAAGTCAATACGTTCCAGGTGCAGTCGGAACTGTACCACTTATTATAATGGCCACAGCCCAGGACAAAACAAATCCCTCAGGCACAACAGCCGCAGACACAACAGCCGCTAGAGCAAATAAGTTATTGACTTATAATAGCCAAAGAGAACTTATTGCCGCAATGGGATATCCCAGCTTTAAGCAAAGCGCCGCAGGCACACCATTGCATGGTGACGAGAGAAATGAATATGGCTTAATGGCAGCTTATAGCGCATTGGGTAATGTAAACAAAATTTTTGCTATTAGAGCAAATGTTGACTTAGATCAACTAGCACCAACAGCAGTTCGCCCAACAGGCGCAGTAGCAAACAACACACATTGGTTAGATTTGAGTGTAAGTGCATGGGGCATTTATTCATGGAATGCTAGTACAAATACATTTACAAATAATACTCCGTTGCTGATCACAAGCACAGCTGATCAAACACTAGTTAGTAGCATCTATGTACCTAAAGCAAGCATTGGACAAATTGGTCAGTATGCTGTATCATTTGGCACAGGAAGCAGTGCTAACTTGTTCCTTAAAGCTGGTGGAGATTTACCAACAGGTGATGCAAAGTACAACACATGGGTACGTATAGGAACAGATGATTGGGCAACTAGTATTGCTACAATCCAAGGTACAGCAAGTTCACCAAGTATTCCTGCAAGCACTCCAGCCGCTACAGTTACAATTAACGGCGATACCGTTACTATTGGTAATACTGGCGCTGGTAGGACACTAGACCAAGTTGTTAGCTCAATCAACACTGCCGCAGTTACTGGTGTTACAGCCGCTAATGTAGGCAACAAGTTGTACTTGTATGCTTCAAGCCTAGCAGAAAGCGACGGAGCAACAGCAGACGGAAAGATTGCAATTGCTAACGGATCAGGAACTCCATTAACAACATTGGGCATTACAGCAGGAACATACGCTAACCCACTATTGCTTTACGGTAGCTTTGCCGCATATCCAAGTTGGAGAAGCAC